GTTGCACAGCGTGGGTGGGGGGGGGGTTGCACAGCGCAACACCCCTTGGCAAACTTACATAGTTTGCCCCCCGGCCCTCACCGGGCCGGGACCCAGTCGCGCTTCAGTGTGAAGGCGCGACGCTTCGTCGACATCTCTAGATGTCGCCGGTCCTTGTTTGGCGTTAGTGACCACCAATTACGGTAGACACTTTTGCCAACGAGGCCGGAGAACACCTTAGTGAAAGCGGCCTGACCCTCGATAAGGTCTTTCCGCTTCACTGGAACCATAACCCAAGCGCGAATCTCTCCGCGCTGAAGGAGACGGTTCCAGCGTCGGCGTGGCTCGACTATGCTGTGGTCGTGCCATCCGATCCCAGGGGAGTCGAGGGGTACCAAAGGCAATGAGCCAATGATACGCTCTACGGCTTGCCGAAGCACCGCAGCAGTCGACCATAGACCAGCTTTCTCAAGCTGATTTACGGTAGACACACTCGACACGATCCCAGAGACGTCCGAGCGATTCGCCGGAATGTCCGAACGGAGGTAGACCGGAGTCACCTCCTCGCCGTCGTAACAGTCCGCTCCGCAGCTCTCTCTGAACCTACCAGTCCAGAAAGATTTGCGTCGGTTGACCCTGAATCCTAAGGACTCAAGATCATCACAAATCGCAGCTGCCTCGTGCGCGGGGAAGATTAAATCATCCCCATACACGAACACGTCACGTCCAAGCGAAAGGACGGAACGTGTGGTCGGGAAGATCCCTGCCCTGTGCAACCGCGAGGCGATGATGCTCGTAAAGAACACCATCGCTTCAACGGGGAAACAGGTGGCGGAGCCCATCGACGCGAATTTCTTCAGGTCAATTACTTGACCATCAGGAAGACGCGCACGCGTAGATCTAGTCGCGAGCAGCCATGACCGGAAAACCGGTGCGGCCGCAAACGCTGTCTCTACGTGTGACAAAGAGACTCGGTCGCTTGCTTCCGACATATCCACGGTGGCATAAAAGCCATCGCGGGAAGATCGGAGAGCCAGTTGCTGATTCACACTCTGGTCACGAAAATTTACGTGACCTCGTGTCAGACGCCCTTTGAAGAGCGCCTTGACCAGCAGCCGCTTCAAACCTTGTTGCGCATACTGCATGCACACAGGTTCGATAGCGATTACGCGAGGAGTCTTCAGAGTCTTAGGGACGAGAGTAACCTTCACAGGTTTCTCGTCCTCAGGCTCGACGAGAAGCGGCCCAACGTCCAGATCGTCAGCTTTCATCGCAAGATGATTGCCGAACAGGGTGTGGGTAAATCCCACATCCTCAAGACGTCGATGCCAGCGTCGGAAGATCCATTTCTGATTACCAGAAATACGATCCTCCGTTGCTCCTGGACCATGGCGGGGTTTAATCCGCCCACTGATGTCGAGGTTGTTGAGGTTGAGACTACGGCATATGACTGCCGCGGTCAACTCAAACCACCTGCTCAGTTGCCCAGGAGGCATGACAGTCAACTCGTCATCGCACTCCCGGAATTTATCGACCGCGCCACGAAGACGTGCTTGTGAGCACGTCCTCTTAAGCTTCTTGCCAAAAAGACAGATTTGTCTTATGGCTCGAATGCAGTCGATCGATGGATCCGGAACCAGGAAACCTTCTTGGTTGAACACATTCCCCATCAAACCTTGCAGAAATGCAGGGATCGATGTACCCCGCTGCCTCTTAAAGGCAGCGAAGGTGCCGGCGGGAATCCGACCCTCTGCGAGGCTTCTTTCGAAGTCAGCGCAAAAGTTCGGAAGGGTGATAGTAATAAAACTATCCCCCTCGTGTCCAACTCTGGCTCGCAACGTTAAAACGTCGCGGCCAATCGGGGCAGCACACTTCCTCCCACAATCAAGTAGGAGGGACTCAAGGAGGCCTACGAGGCTTTTCACACTACCTCCGTTCTAACGGGGGCCAGTGTCCAAGGTGGTACCTACCCCCTTGGAAGCCCGTGCTCCGCGAGGGCAGTCAGAGACCGATTAGGTCTCACCGTTGATCAGCTTCAGGATATTGGCGGACGAGGCCCATGCAACCAAGGCGTTAGCCAGGTTCTGGGCATCGGTCGCCGTTAATCCTGACGTCGGAAAGTCAACGGTCAGAGTAGCCGTCATGCTTGCCAGAACATTCTGGGTAGGCACAAGCGGATCCGACGCGAAGGCGTCCCGGCGCAGCCGAGCGAAAGCCCGATTCCGACGTGCAAACGTATGACCGAGGACGAGGTCGTAGACCACGCCTGAGTCATTCAGTTTGTACTCGGATTGGGTTTCCCCCCTTCCTACTGCAGGAAGGGATTTTGCAACGGTCGCGTAAGTCACGGACTGGGGGTCGGTGAACACATCGAACTCCTCAAGTTTATTTGACAAGCCCCCGGCTGATGCCGAGGGCACCGAGGATGGCCAGCTGCCCGCTTGATAGCGAGTTGAACTGGACACCCATACCAAATGGGTTACCTCCCCCTAACCGAATTTTAGTCTCTTTCCTCTGTTTTGAGGTGAGATTAAAATTCAGCCCCGACCACGAGTAACTTGGCGATGAGCCAAATATCGCGGACGAGGGCGGGACGGAGCCGGAAAATTTCCATTCCGTCTCCTCAACGACATGCTTCATTGTGAATGCATATCGTTGTGTGAGGTTGTCGACTGCGTTCGGAGAAAAGTTGGAGACTACGTCTCCAAAATTTGCGAACCAGTCGATGAGCCACGACCAGGGGAGTACTTCCCACAACAGCTCGGGCGTCGGTAAGGCGCCGAACAGTGCGGCTTTCGCCCTCAAGTCCCAGAGACTACCTTCAGACGTGTCTGGAATATAGTAACGATAACTCGCACTATACCAGATCTTAGTCTTGGTAGTAACTGTCTTTGTCGCCAAACCACCGCCCCAAAACAGCTCGGATGTTACTCCGGAAGCAGTTTTGGGGATAGTTGTTTGCGACGTGCTCGTGTCCTCAAACAGTGTAGCCCGACGCCGGATGTATCTGCCGTTTTCACGACGGATTTGAGCCATCCGCTTGTCAAGGACTTGCCAAAGATTATACATCTTTCGCAGGTCGGAGACAAAAGGCTTCCAGCCAAAAACAACGTTCAGATATTCCCCGCCTAAGGCGCGGAACCCCGAAAGTTGTTGAAGCAGGACGCCTGGGAGACGCCGTATAGGAACGTTTAGGGTTCTCACCCTTAAGTTCTTATAGAGCGCCTTACCCGGAGCGACAGGCAAATCCCTCAATTCAATGAGGAATTGGCCTAAGCTCGCAATCGGGTTACCCGGCCTAGTCTTCTTGTACCCAGTCGCGCCATAGCTGTAAAGCTCTGACGTGTAGGCACTAAGAGGAAGAGGCGTAGGGTAGGTTGGAGGAGTCGTCGGAGAGCCACCAACACCTATCCAGGTAGAGGGGCCCTGATCGAAACCTGCATACCTCACTATGCGGCCAGGTACGGCACCAGTATGAGTTACCTCATCATGGATGCAGTAAAACGGACCGCCGCCACTCCAACTTCCGTTAGGAAGCTTGTAGTGGCCTTCGGACGCGAGCAAAGCGTCGGATGACCAAGACCAGACGTCAGAGACGGCAATTGTGCCGCCACCTGCTTTTTGAGAGCTTTTACGCTCTCTAATGCGGGGACGAAAGGAATTGGACATTCGACATGGCTCCCACTTGGTGGTAGGGGAAGAGCATGTGTATGCTCACCGGAACGGCTTGAGAGCCGTTC